TTGAAATAATGTTTGATTCTCCTTTTCTAATTTTTCTATTCTTTCCATTAACATTAAAGAGAAAGATTCATGGACTGAAGGTTCTTGTAAATAAGGAAACATATAATATTACTATAAAAGTTGATTTTAAATCCTATTTATTTATAATATAAATAATGTCTATTATGTTACCACGACGTTATCAATATCTTAATGAAATGTTAACTGAATGTTCGCCACATCTCCCATTACTATGGATACAATCCTATATGAAAATGTTTATGAAAAATATACCTCATACGGATGTAGAATATTTATGGAATGATTTACGTTTACTTTCATTAAATAGTGTTACACCAAATGATAAAAAATTTATTAAAGGTCTTCACGATGTCGTTATGGAAACTATTATTGAAATGGAGCATGGTTCAGATACAACAGAATACTATTTTTATTTGTATACAATATTATACATTAAGACATTTCCAGAAAATAATGTAAAGTTGGAATGGGTTCATTATAAAGATAAATGTCTAAATGATATGCAAAACTATATAAAAAACTATATTTAAAGTCATATTGTATATAAGAATATAGATTTGGATATGTATTTTCCAGTAGCATTTGAAAAAGAGATTTTAATGACACCAAAACAAATTAAGTTTAAACAAAATGATTATGTTTTATGGAGAACAAAAAAAGGTATCGTATGTATGCCAAATCGATGCCCTCATCGTAATGCAAAACTATCAGATGGACGTATAACATCACAAAGTAAATTAGAATGCCCTTATCATGGATGGCAATTTAATACACAAGGAGAGTGTGTAAAAATACCTCAATTAAATACTGATACAAAAATACCAAATGCATGTAATTTAAAAAATACGGATTTAAAACTGCATGATGATATTGTATGGATATCATCTTTGGTAGATGTAGAATTTAAAGAAGTTGAAAAATTTAAAACAAATTCAGATTATTATGTAACAGACTATTATTTAGAAGCCCCATATAGTTATGAATTACAGATTGAAAATCTATTAGACCCAGCACATTTACATTTCGTTCATGACGGATTTCAAGGTAATCGTAAACGCGCTAGTGAAATTATTCTTGATAAGTTTTATGAAAATGAAAAAGAGATTTATGGTTATTTTATTCATACAAATGAAGAAACCCCTGATATTGAAATTAAATTTTGCAAACCAGCAATGATAGTTGTTTCTATTTTCGATAAAAAAACAAAAAAATTATTACGTAAAAATATTATATATGTTTCTCCAATCAATCAACAAGCATGTAATGTACTATTTAGAGATGTTGCTATTAAAGATTTTTTAATTCCTCAAGATAGTGTCTTTTTAAAATTTCATGGAAATTTATTAATTAATGGCCCTGCAAAAGGTTTCGTAGAGGAACATTATCAATTTATTAATCTACAAATAATTAATAAAATTATGGAACAAGATTTAGATATTCTTATAGGACAGCAGCAAAATATTATAAATTATGAAAATGCAAAATACGTTATGCCTGCTCCATGCGACCGTTTAATTATTGCTTTTCGTAAATGGATTTTTAAAAATATTATTTGATTCTATTTTTTCGCTTAATTTTTGCAGTAGGCTAAGTAGTTTGCTTTAGCAATCTCAACTATCTTATAAAATGTAAATTCGCGCTTTACGTAATCAATAGTTTCACCAGTATGATCCTCAAATAGTATACATGGTTTGTTCCGCATAATAATAGTGTTCATTCCTTGAATAACGCCTATCTCCCCACCCTCTACATCTATTTTGACAAACGCTACATCTTCACTTACAACTGTATCCATCTTTACAACCTTAACACATGTTTCATCTATATTAGAACATTCTTCTACTTTTATACTTTTATCAATAAAAGATCTAGAAGACAGTTCATGCTTTGTAAAGGCAACCATACCTTCTTTCATTCCTACCGCTGCATTTATACATTTAACGTTTGGTAAATCTTGTGTATTAGCTAATAAGTATCTAAAAATACTATAATTGGGTTCAAATGAGTATACTTTGTCAAAATGGTTTGCAAAGGTTTTTGTATGATAGCCTAAATGCGCACCTACATCAATCGCAACACCCTTCTTTCCAATTTTATTAACGGTCATCATAACATTTTTCATCCACGGCTCATAACTCATGCCGAGTTTTAAACAGTTTGATACACCAGATATATCTTCATATGGAACTTCCATACCACTACACATATAAGATGTTCCTGATGGATTCTTAGTACAATAAAGAGGCGCAGTTGCTCGTGAGAGAGTATGTGCTATCCGTGTTAATACGGGCATGTTTGAAAAATTAGCATTCATTGCATACACTATGACAAAAGTCAGCGCAATTGTTAGAATTGATATATAATAGATGGCTTTCATCTCTAATTATACTGAAAATTTTAAAATAAGTTTTTGTACGAACATTAAATTTATGTTATTTGAAAAACTTAATTAATTTTATTTATACCATTTTACACATATAATAAAATTAATTAAGCGACCATATTGTTGTTTATCTCATTAATTTTATAAGATGAAAAAGTATGCAAAGCCAATGGAGATGTATGAATAAATTCAGCCCAAATACAACACAATTGGTTAAGTGGGTCACTTTTTACACTATTATGAATCCGGATAGCTGTCATTCTATCTGATAAAAGTTGTTCCAATTCTATTTTTTTATGTCGATAAGTTTCGCTATAAATAATCTCTTTTAGTTGAACTGATTCTTTTACCCAAATAGGTGAAATTTTAATAATAGGTTCTGTAAAAGGTCCAGCAATATAAGCAAAATGATATTTTTTATATTTATGTAGATATCCCCACATAATTCCATTAGCTGAATTTGACATTAATACATCTTCAATTCTATCTTTTACATATTGTTTAAAAAATAGCTCAATAATACGTTTATGAGTTTGGTTTATTGTATGAATTTTTGTTAGGTGATTTGTATGATTAACCCGTATAATATGAGCTAGTGATTGAAAAGACATTATTATAATATGTAATGATGAAATATTCATTTTTTTATACTTTCTTTTTGTAATAATACCATACTATTTAAAATATAATCAGCTATCAACGGTTGGTTTAGTGGTTCATTTATAGGATGTGATTCTAAAATAGTTTTATAGTGTTTTAAAATTTTACGCATAGAACGGTTTTTTAGATTTTCCAATAAAAACTGAATGCAATTTTGAAGATAAGTTATATATGCTTCTGAATGCTTCATTCTATATTTGAACGAGATTTTGTTCATAATGTTTACGATACAATAGCAGATGCTTTTAATCAATCAAGATTCTGTTATTGGAACGCAGTACAGACATTTTTAGATGGTTTATCAAAGAACTCTATTATTTTAGATAATGGTTGTGGAAATGGAAAATATTTGGCATATCGCAAAGATGTAACATTTATTGGAAATGATATGTGTTTACCTTTATTAGATATTTGTAAGAAAAAAGCCGATGTATCTTATGCAAATGGTTTAAATCTTCCTTATCGTAATAATTGTTTTGATGCAGTTATATGTGTCGCTGTTTTACATCATTTATCTACATCAAAAAGAAGACAAGACTTTGTAAATGAAATGATACGTGTACTTAAAATAAATGGAGAGGCAATAATTACAGTATGGGCGCGAGAGCAAAATCATAAACGTTTTGAAAAATGGATTGTTCATGAAAATGGGGATGCAATGATTCCATGGAAAAATAAAAAAGGTGATTTAATCTCACAACGATATTATCATCTTTTTACAGAAAATGAACTCAAGGACTATTTTGAAAGAGCTGATAGTAAAATAGAGATTATAAAATGCTTCTTTGAATTTGAAAACTGGTGTATTCATATAAAAAAATTAAAGTAAATAAAGACTTTCCATAATAAGATAAAATAATGCATATCGTACTGTATTTGAAGCCGCTCGTAAATGCATTCCACGAAATAATGCTTTTGGACCTTCTTTTGATATAATAAGAGTTTTTGTCATTTGAAATAAATCAACTTCTCCACTTTGGGTTGCATGATGAGCTAAATTAGCACGTATAGTATCAAATGGGGTCGTTATTGCTGCTCCTAAACCTCCAGCTATTGCCCCTGTAAACATTTTCATATTTGGATAGGGTATATGAATAATTAATTTTGACCTTTCATATACATAATTTCTAATATTTGTTTCAATAATATCTTCTAATAAACTAACACCATAACCACTATATAATCCTAATATTCCTTTAGTTTTCATTATTTTTTTGCCTGATTCAATAAAATTTTTATGACTATGATTTATTTGTAAAACACGCATGCAATTTGAAATTGGTATTTTTATAAAACTTGTAATAATCGAAGCTATAGACGATGCAAATGGATTTGGATAGAGAGAATTATAAATTGTAAAATATGAACTAAATACAAAACCAGATGTAAAAGAAGATTGCATAGCACCTCTATAAAAATTTACAACTTTAGGTGATGGTCGTATATTTCCATATACTTGTAGGCTGGCTTTCTTTGATTCAAAAGGGTACGTACATAGTTGACTTAGTGCCCTTGCCAATCCTTCTCTTCCTCCATCTTGTAGGGATTTACATTCTTGTACCATACGTAATTTTGAACCCTTTTTTATGTTGAGATTATTAAATTAGCTAATTGAGTATGTTTTAATATATTTTTATGCTTATTTATAAAACCACGGTATATAACATCCCATTTTTCTTGCCATTCACCTTTGCTTTCATTTGTCATTTTTAAAATATAATTTGAGCTTGAAATATATGGTTTACGCATAGCATATCCATTATCACTCCACGAACCCATTGAATAACAATTAAATACCATCACCCAATCATAAGAATCTAAACTGAATTCATACATCCATTTATATATATTATCTGGATGTACTTCATTTAATGTCATATAATTTGCAATTACCATTAAACGTTGTATATGATTTATATAACCATAATTAAAAGCATTCTGAATTGTTTTATCAACAACTGGAATATTTGTTGTACCTAAATACCACATTTTAGATAACTGTTTTTTGGGTAACCCAAATATATTTTTACGATAAATTTTTGGAGATATATATAAATAATATAAACGTGTATATTCACGCCATCCTATTATTTGACGTATAAAACCTTCGTAATTTTGTATATCTGTTGGATATAGCTTTATTTTTTTTATAATTTCACTAGGTGTTATCATTCCATTATTTAAATATATCGATAATCCACTATGATATAATAAAGCTTGTTCTGGAATAACAACATCTTGATATTTACCATATAAATGTAATCTATTCTTTAAAAAATCATTTAACCATTTTTTTACATCTAAATGTGTAATTGGTAAATGAATTAAATAATTTGTTATTAATTCTAAATAGTTTTTATTTGGATGATAATTATTTTTAAATGGACTATTCTCTAACCAGATTACAGCATCATTCCAATTATCTATAGTGCTATATGTATACCTATATGGATTTGGAGGATAAACTATATCTTTTTTGTATGGCTCGCGATTATATATATCTAAATTTTTAATGCCTTTTAATAATTGTAATTTATCTTTTGAAAATTCATAAAAAGAGCTGTGTTGTAAATGTTTATTTTCACGTCCTATCATATATGATTGTAAATCAGAACGAGTAAATAAAAAAGAAGGACTTTCAATAATAGTCCAATTAATATTAGTTTTTTTTAAACGATTCATTAATAGATGATCGCAAGGGTCAATTATTAAGCATTCTTTTGGTAAAAAAGAATAATTTATTTTATTCCATAATTGTTCGATAGGTATATAAACAACTTTAAAATGTTTTTGTAATATTTGAATATAGTTTTTATGTAAAATATACATCATTAATAATCTCAATGTATTTAGATTTAATTTATTTGCATGTGGACTTCCTTTTCTATCTCCATAAAAAACTGGGTCTTCTATAAAATAGATTGTTTGAATTGTAGCTACATTTAAAAAACAGTTTTCAATAACTTTAGGTTCAAAGAGTTGATTTGGAAATAAAACTAAATCCATCCGTTACTTTAGAATTTAAAAAGATTTTTATAATGTATTATATGAGTCACTTATATCGTTTACGTAAAAATGAAGAAACAGCCCGGGCTGGTATTCAATGGAATACTTTAGAAGATCAACAATTATTAAAAGAGATAGAAGAAAAATTAAGCTATGAAACTATTTCCATTAAACATCAAAGAACATTAAAAAGCATTCAATATCGTGCTATAATACTTGGAATGAAAAACTATAGAGATACCTCTTTAGAAGAGTTAGCATCTAAAATTAACTTGGATACACAAATTATTAAAGATTATATTTTGCATAAAGAAGAAAAACAAATTTTACAAGAAGAAATGCTAAAGGACCGTGGTATATCATTAAAAGATTTATATAATGTTATGGTTGATATACGTAGCTTATTACAAGGGATTGCAACATCCAAGGGATTGTAATAAATTTGAAGGAACTTGACTTTGGTCTAATGATGATGGACCATATGCGATTCCATAAGCTAAATTAAATCCCTTAAACATACCTCCTGTACCACATTTTGTAACAGCAGAAGCATCATCACTCATATTATTCCAAACATCTGCATTAATAGAGGTTGTTGATAATGGAGCAGGTCCTCCAATATCTTTTCTTCTAGTCCATTGATCCCATTGTTGAGTCTTTAATCCATTCGATAAATGCATATTATAAGGACCTTGTTTTAATGTAGGATCATGTGTAAAACATAAACGTCTACTTAATTGAGTTCCTTGTAATTGATGTTCTTTTAGGCGATTTGCAAGAGATTGATAACGTTCACACGAGGGGTCTTGTAATAAATAAGACATGTAGATTTGGTTTTCTTCAGTCTCTTTTATTGCAAGATCACGCATAGCTAAACAAGATAAAGCACTTGAGTTATTTTTACAGGTTAAATCATTCCATGTAGTGCTTGACATATCCTCTATCTGTACTAAATATATTTTGTCAAAACTTTTATATTTATTAGAAATAGGTTATGAAATTGTTAAAAGTATCTGCAAAAAATAATGAAAAATTTATTGAGTCTGTAAATAAAGATAAACCCATTTTGATTTTATATTTTGCTTCATGGTGCCCTCATTGTCAAATGCTTGAACCGACATGGAATAAATTATGCAATAAATATAAAAAGAATCGTAAAATTCAATTTGCAGAAGTGGAATATGATAATATGATACATATTCCTAAAAAATATAATAAAAATATTGTAGGGTTTCCAACTATGCATATGATAAAAGGTGGAAAAATTATAGCTGAATATAATGATACACGTGATTTAGAAGAATTATCTAAATTCGTTGAAAAGTATATTTAAAGTTTATGTATATATATTAACTAATGGACCTTATAGAACGTGAAATCATAAAAGAAGAACCTCGTGAAATACCAACAGAAGATGAACTTAGAGATTTTCGTGGATTGGTAAATGAATGGATTAAAATGGAAGACCAAATTCGTAAATTATCTATTGCTGTTCGTGAGAGAAAAGTACATTTAAAAGCACTTTCAGATAATATTCAAAAGTTTATGTCTCGTTATGGTTATGATAATTTAAATACAAACCAAGGACGTATTTTACATAGTATTCGTAAAACAAAAGAGCCTATCAAATTAACAGAAATTAAAGAGGCTCTTTTAGAAAAAGGTCATTTAACTGGAGAACAGATATTTAAAGAATTATTTGAAAGTGAACGTCCTGTTAAAGAGACCACTTCTATAAGACGAGTTGTTCCAAAGATATCAATGAATCTTGACTTATAAACAAAAAATGAATAAATATCCCTTATTTTTTTAGATATAATGACAGAACATTTAGTTATTGTAGAATCATCATCCAAAAGTAAAACTATTCAAAAATACTTATCCCAAAGTAAAATAGCACAGAAAATTGGAAAATTTAAAGTTGTTGCTTCATTGGGTCATATTGTAGACCTTCCAACAAAAGGTCTGGGTATTAATACAGATACATGGGAACTTACATATGAACCACTTGATAAAAAAAAGAAACTGATTAGTGATTTACGTAAATTAGCAAAAGAGGCTAAAAAGGTGTATATTGCTTCAGACCCAGATAGGGAAGGAGAAGCGATTGCATGGCATTTAAAAAATACATTGCATATCAAAAATGGGACTCGTATTACATTTCATGAAATTACTCCAAAAGCAATTGAAGATGCATTATTAGCACCACGAGATTTAGATCAATCTTTAATTGATGCTCAAGAATCTCGCCGCGCACTTGACCGCATTGTTGGATATCAAGTATCTCCTTTGCTATGGCATAGATTTGCAACAGGCTCTTTATCAGCTGGTCGAGTACAGAGTGTAGTTCTTTCTGAGATTGTAAAAAGATATCAAGAATATGAAAAACATATACCCAAACCTTATTGGAACTTAGAAGCTATATTTGAACTTTATAAAACAGCTTTAGATACTAAATTATATAATAAAAAGGAACAAACAATTTATACTTTCACAAACAAAGATGACGTATATAGTATGCTAAAAGAATTAAAACATCCAGTTGAATGGGAATTTAAGTTTGAAAAAAAAAATGCTAAAACAAATCCTTCAGCTCCTTATACTACTTCTGCTTTACAACAAGAAGCTTATGAAAAATATGGTATTCCAGCTAAACAAACTATGAGCTACGCCCAAAATTTATATGAAAAGGGATATATTACTTATATGCGCACAGATTCAGTACATTTATCTGCAGATGCCAAAGAATCAATTCATGAATATATAATGGATGTTTTTGGAGAAAATGCAGTATTTGATAGAAATTTTAAAAGTAAAGTTGCAAACGCCCAAGAAGCACATGAATGTATTCGACCATCTGATTTTACAATTACACGAGATGCAATTATAGAAGACGATTTTAAACCAGGTCATTTTAAAATATATGACTTGATTTGGCGTAAGGCAGTTGCTTCTCAAATGCAACCAGCTGAATATATTCAATATCAATTTAAGATTGTAAATCCAAGATCAATTTATAAAAATTATGAATTTCGTGGTAAAGTATCATTTCTGAATACATTAGGTTATCTTGAAATTTGGCAACCTCAACAAAAAGTACAACATACTGATATTGAGAAATGGGATAAACTATTAAATCAATCTACATTTCCAATTAAATTATTAACCGCTCAAGGAAAAGGAGATATTTCAAAAGCAGATGGATTATATAATGAACCTCATGTTATCCAATGGATGGAAAAAGAAGGAATCGGTCGTCCATCTACATATTCAACAATTTTAGAAAAACTATTTGATAAAGGATATATTACTAAAGGTAATTCACCAGTAAAAACAATATCAGTAGAACACTATCTATATGATAAAGGTAACATTTCTCAACAAGAAGAGATATTACAAATTGGAGGAAAAGATAAAGATAAATTTATTCCAAGTTCTTTAGGTGAACGAGTTATTGAATATATTCAGCATGTATTACCAAGTATTTTAGATAAAACATTTACTGCAAATATGGAAGAGAATCTTGATAAAATTAGTCGAAATGAAAATACTAAAAAGAGAATCTTGACAGATTTTTATAAACCCTTTGAAGGTCTTATTAAAGAGGCACAAAAAGAACAAAAACAGCACCAAGGAGAGCAAAAGGAAAAGAAGGAGCTAAAACCTTCTAATATTTTAAAAGAGTACAAAAATGCAAATCTAATTCAAACACGATTCGGACCAGCTTTATTTATTGAAAAATCTAAACAATTTATTTCTGTATCAACATTTTTAGAATGGAAAGAAAAACAACTAAATGACATTACTGAGAAAGATGTAGCTTTTTTATTAAGTTTTCCAAAAACATATCAAGATATTACAGTTGAAATGGGGAGATACGGTCTTTATCTTATTTATAATAAGCAAAACTATAGACTTCCTAAAGATGTTTGGGAGCGTATATGGAATAATTCAATTGACTATAGTGAATTAAAAGTATATTTAGTGGAATATCCTAAGAAGACGTTTTCAAAGAAGAGATAGTTGTACGGAGTTCTTTTAATTCATTAACAAGTTCTTCTAAAATGTAAGCAATATTTTTACCATTTTTAGTTTCAAAAAACTGAGTCATTACATAATACATTGGCTCTTCCAACAAGATATTCTCTGCTTTGGAAGAATCTTCACTTGAGGTTGTTGAAATTGAGATTTCCGAACCATTATCAGAGTTTCCGAGGGACATGGTTTTAATAATGTAATATCTATTGTATCTTTTAAATAATTTAAAATCCACACATGTTCTAATAATTGTTCACATGTAAAACGCTCATTTGGGTTTTTATATAAACATTTTTTTATAAAATCTTTAGCCTCATTACTTATATCATTGGTATCTGGAAATGTTAAAGGTGTTTTTATACAAGAAGCTATAAAAGATGGCTTTGAGGGGTCTTCCTTGACATAATTTTTATATGTACTCCATCCAAATGGTTTAATATGATAAAGCATTTCATAAATAATAATACCAATGGCCCATATATCAACTTCATAACGGTATTTTAATGGAATAGAATGATCTAAATAATGCATTATTAATTCAGGCGCCATATAGCTTAATGTTCCCGCTAAAGAAGTACTATAAGGGTCTTCGTTAGATAAAAGATAACTATACCCAAAATCCCCAATATATATCTTTGAATTATGCATAAAAATATTTTCTGGTTTAATATCACGATGTATAATATTTAACGAATGTAGATAATATAATGCTTTTAATAATGGATATACTACATTATGAATAATCTGTTTTTCTGTTGTAAATGAATAAAGTTTTTTTAATAAATATATCTGATTCATAAATTTAGTCATTAAACCCCATGAATTATAGTTTTCATACCAAAACCATAAAGGTACAATTGAAGAAATACCATCCATTAAATAATGCACTTTAACTTCACGGGAAAAATCTTTCTCTTTTCTATCAAGCTCTTTTTGAGTCATTTTATTTTTTAAATATAGCTTTAATGCCCCTATCTCTTTAGAAGCAATATGTTGGTATAAAATAACTTTTGTATAATGTTCATAATATAGTACTTTTAATTCTTTCCATTCACATAGTAAAAAATGTGTATTTTTAAATGGAGATGAAGGTAAATAATTACAACGGATTTTAGATGTATTCATTTACTTAGGATTGGAAAAAATGTCTACGAACAATAGAGAGATATAAAGATGTCAAAAACATACATTTTATCTATTGTATTTGGATTTATATTATTTGTAATGGTATATTATTACTGGAACAATAAGACCATTGAAAAGTTTGAAGGTGAAAATACTGATGTAATTGATACAGATGATATAAAAACCCAAATCCCTCTAGAAATAACTGAAGAAGAGGCAGCTCGTCTTATTGGCGGTTTGCAAACATTATTTGCAACAATAACATCCTCTACAGCTCCAAAAACAGTTAAATATAGTGAAGATGTTAGCAAAATACCAAATAATAACTATTTAGCATACTATTTATCTTCATTTAGTGATTATACTAATTACGGTTCAAATCAAGCTAATTATGTTCCTGATACACAAAAATGGTATAATCATATTTCAGATTCTCAACCATTCACACTTACTACAAATGATTCTTTACCAATTTCTATAAAACCTCCGAACGGTTTACAAACAAAAAATGTTCGTTTGGAAGGTCCTCCATCTCATAGTTTAATTAATAATAATTTCGAATTAACACAATTTACATTTAGTTTCTTTGTTAATATACCTAAAATAACATTTACAAATGGAAATATTATTGAACTATTCCGTGTCGGTGTAGAAGCCCCCAATTACTACCTTCAAATTACAATGGAACAAGACGCTACTATTATAGATAATGTAAAATTAGTTATTATTCTTGGTAAACAAACAGACCGTTATAGTGTATCTATTCCAAAAACAACAATGGAATCAAATGGTTCAAATGTATTAATTAGTATAGCTTATAATAAATCAGAAACTCCTGTCCCTAAAATATATTTCTATATTGGTTCAAATAGTATTTTCAGCGCACAAATAAATACAACTGATGGTCTTCCAGCATTAAAACTAGGAAATAGTAGCATCTATATTAATTATTCACGTACATTGGATGTAAAACTATATGCATTTATGTACTTTAAAAACGCTATTAATGCAGATATACAAAAAGATATAATTAGCTATTTTGCTCGTCAATTATCTGGTATTGATGTAATTATTCAAAATATTAATAAACTTGCTGTAAATCAGATAGCTGAAATTAATAGCATATTATCGACACAATCAACTTCATTACAGAATATTACTAAAGAATTAGAACAATGTCGTTTTATTGAAAAAGGTTACCGTGAAGAAAAAGAGAAGAAAGCAGTTGATAAATGGCAAATTAAAATGGAAGGATACACTGCAGTTTCTAATGAAGATATTCAAAAATGTATTATTTTACGTATACCAAATCCTTACCAAGAATCTGAAAAAACTATATCTACTCCTCCCATATCCAAAAACAATATATCAAGCGGTTCCAATGTTATAGTTACTTCTTCTAATATACCATTTCAAATAAATACTCCAAATAATACATCAGCCCCAGACACTGTATTAAGTAATTTTAAAGATAGCATTGTAAATTATTTTAAATAATTATTATTTAAGAAAAAATCACATTATTTTTATAGATGAATAAAATTTCAGCAGCTATCTGTTATCTTACTCAAAATACAGAAGTTCGCCGTACTTATCTTAAAACCTCCCTATATTTTACATTCAAACATTTTAATGCAAAATATAAATATCCTGTTATTATCTTTCATGAAGGAGATTATGATAATGAAGCTCAACAAGAAATTTTAATGGGTATTCGTTCTTGCTGTAGAGATTTAGTCTCTTTTCAAGCATTAGACCCAAATGATTTTAAAGTCCCAGACCATATTGATAAAGTAAAATTACAAAGATGTTTAGATATTAAGCCTCATCCAACACCTTATTGGAGAAATGAAAAATATCGTCTAATGTGTCGTTGGTGGTTAATGGAATTTCCTAAATATGTAAAAAATTATGACTATGTAATGCGATTAGACGATGATTCATTAATTGAAGAGCCTTTAAAATATGACCTATTTGAATGGGCTGCTAAAAAAGATTTAAATTACGCTTCTAATTTCGTTCATATGGATTGTGGTGTATGCTGTTATGGTATGAAGAAATTTTTTGAAAATATATATCCTAATAAAAAAGATTTAATTCAAAATATGTTTGTCGAACAAAAAATCCCTTTACGAGCCGTTCAATTTCATCCATTCCGTACTATTTTATCATTAACACAAAGCCCTTTACCTGTACTTGAAGAGCATGAAAAATTATGGATGCCAATTATGTATTATAATAATTTTTTCATTACAAAACCTTCTTTCTGGTATCAAGAAGAAGTACAAAAAACATTAAAACTAATTGACGAAAATGGTTCTATATTTTACTTCCGTTGGGGAGATGCACCTCTTCAATCTATATTGGTTATGTTACATTCAGCAGCTGAAAAAATTAGTAAAGCTGATTTTGAGTATTCAAAACGTTTACAACGTGAATCGTTTAAAGGAGATGACGGTCACTACCATCCCTATATGCCAGATACTTATGAAAAATCATCTTGTATAACAGAACAAAAAGAATTTGAAAATCGTACTAACTTAAGTTAAATTTAGCTTTATAGTCTCCAATATTTCTTAATATCCATTCTTGATTTGGAGGAATACCCATTATTGTTTCTTTTTTTGCATAAAAATCAGGACCTGATTTAAATCCTGAACGGTATGTTGTAGAAGTTTTTAATGGTAAATTATCTTCCAATTTAATTTGATAATATAAAGGTTCATTTTCTGTTTTTAAAGTAACGAAAATACTTGGAACTATTCTTTGTTGTGATTCAATTGTATAATAACTATTTGGATAAGTAAATATACATTCTATTTTACCATCGTTTTTTACAATAAAATAGTTTGGGGTATTATCAAATGCAATAGTAGGACATGTAAAAGGTAAGCCAGAACCAGAATAATTCATCATTTTATCAATCGGATTAGGTGCCATAATTATCATTTCTTTATATTTTCCTGTATTATGCACTTTACCTTCCAAATGAAGCATCCCATCATCTTTTAAATGCACCATTAAATGTATTTGATTATTATCTAATATATATGTCATAATATCTTATTTGATATAAATATTTTTATTCAGAAATATCCTATCCAATTAAGCCTCTTTTTATAAATTATAACGTTTTTATTAAACCTAAATATGTAATCTATTTATAAAAAAATACGCAAGACATCTATCCAATTATTATGATTAAAAACCCATTTTCTTAATTTTTGTTGATAAACTATATCTTTGCTATAATTTTTACTAAGTGTAAAAACTTCTTCTGTAAGTTCTTTATTGATTATATTGTGTAAATCTCCATAATATAAATGCCAGTATTCATAATTATATCCTTCATCTCCTTCATCCTCGTCATGATAACAATAATGAAAAAATTGTATAAACATATATAAATCATTAAAACATGAATATTTATAAGATTCGTTATCTATATACTCTTTCATAATATGTTCGCATATAGCATTTTTTGTTGTAAAAATAATATGCATAAATAGTTTATTTTCATAAACACTCCAATTCCATGCGGCAAATACTGGATGAAATTTATTTCTAAATTTAAATACATTATTTAATATATTATCTATCTCATTTTGATAAATATTTTCATCTTCAATATCTATTTGTATTTCTAAACGATGATAATGACTTGATTTTAATTCAAAAAATAATTTTTCTAATCTAAGTAACTCATCCTCCATTCGGTTCATTCGTTCTTGAAGCATGATTAAAAAATTTTGTTCTACTGTTCCAGATAGTATATCCATTATTTATATATGGATATTACTTATAATGAATAGCTACGGCCGTCACCTAATCCTTCACTATTAGTTTCTGTACGATTGCAAGTAACACCATCACAACGAACAACATAACGTTCAGGAAGCATGGTTCCTGGATCGCTAAATGAACGCATGCATGGGGCACAAGGAATTAAACGGTCTAATGCTTTTTGTCTTTCTTGTTCCATGAATTTATCAGCATTTGTTTGTAAATACATGCGGGATTCATAAGAACTTTGGACCATATTTTGGCCTGCTAGTGTTTGTAATAATTCAGCATTTACAATGCAACGGGGGCGATAGTCGGTAAAAGCACGACCATCTGACATACGTGTAGGGCAGCTAACTTTGGGGTCTGTTTGTAAATCACAACCTTGGCAAGACATTTCTCTTTACTATTTAGAAAATATATTTTAATCTGCCATTAAACGTTCTATTAATTGGTTTTTTGTACCTTCTGTGGAAAGATTTTTAATAATACATAATTCTTTAAGTCTATCTAAGTTCATTTGACGTAATTTACTTTTTGAAAAATCTTGAGGCTCTTTAGAGCTTATTTCTTCAATCATTACAGCATCTTGTACGTGCGAATCTTCACTATCGGCTTGTTCGTTATAATTATTTCCAAAAAAGACAAAGCCACTATTATTTGTATTTTCCGTTAAGGTCTCTCCTCCAAAGACACTTTTCATAAACTCATCGTCTTTTAATTCTGAACTTAATTCTGTTGAATTTTGTGTTTTTAAATTATATATATCTTCATTAAACATTTTATGAGTCTGTTTATCCATTAATAATAAATCTACTTTTTCTTCAATTCTTCCAAGTGCTTTCCATAATAAATATAATCCTGCTACCAAGACAATGCCAATCAAAGTTAGTTGTATTGTAATAATGAAAGATGTATCTTTATGGAGCATTTACTTTCAAAGAATATAATTTGTTTTTCATTTTAATCGCAGTCTTTATCATCTCTTCAGGAAAATCATTTATTTTTAATAATTCAATCCCTATAGATTGTCTTGAATAACCTCTTTTTATTTTATATGAAAACTGATAATTATTATTCTCTTTATACGCTTCCATGCATATATTTTTAAATTTATTTGGTAATAACGATTCTAACTCTTGTAATGAAAAATAATGTGTTGTTAATAATACCTTTATGTTGTTATTATTACTTAAATAAAATAATAGGGCTTTTAACATAGATGAACCATCTAGAGGAGGGGTTGAATGTAATGGTTCATCCATAAAATAGACTACATTTTTGTGGTCTTTTACACAATTTAAAACCTCTTTAGCCTTATCCATTTCTGCTTCAAATAAAGAACGATTACCAATACTATCTTTTATACGGTCATGATGTAATATAGCATCATATAAGCATATATTTCCATATTTTCCTCTCATAATTCCAAAAGATTGACCCATTAATAAATTCCATAATAGAGATTTCATATATGTTGTCTTTCCACCCGCATTAGGGCCAGTTATTATTAGATTATTGGATAAACATATTGGATTTTCAATTGGATCTATTAATTCTGGATGTTTCATAGAACCGACAAAAGTTATTGGATATTTGTAGCTACAAATAAACCAATCTTTTTCAATTAAAGATGATAAACTTCTTAATCCTTCATAAATACCAATAACTTGATATATCTCTTTTATTTGTAAACGACTATCTTTCTTTTTCCAATATATATAAAAATCTTTTAAACTTAATGATACAGGTTTTAATATAGTTGTACGTTGAATATTTGGTAAAAATGGTTTCCAAAAATCTAAAGGAATGTTACTTACTGTTCCTTGAAAGTCACATATAACCTTATATATTCTTGTTAAACGACTTATTAAGATGTTTCTATATTTTCTTAATTGATAACTCCAATCAATTACCTGTATAAAGCTATACAAATAGATTCCTATATATATAAAAAATACAACACTATTTCTTATCTTTGTTGTTATATCTATACTAGAATGATATATCCATTGAATAATCTGATATACTATTTTTAAATAAGACTTAATTGGGATTTTCCATTTTAATTTTTTATAAAGATATATATATGGTCCTAATAATACACTTATTGGATATATAGATTGTGCTAATGGACTCCAATAACCACGATAGATTTGAAATAAATTTATAAAAAGAGGGTCCCAATATAACCATTTTGATAACCATGCTTTTGGAAATAAACCATCCATAATATAATTTTTTATATCTGGTTTTAAACTCAATAACCAATCATAAGATTCTTCTGTATTTTTTGTTAATAAGCATTGTTGTTTATTATTTTTAAAATATATTAAACTATTTTGTCTTTGTTCTAATATATCTTTATTATAAATCGGGTTTATTAATGTTTTTTCTAAAAAATTATAAATGTGATGAGAATGATTTATATTATTTAGAAACTCTTTATATTGTATATCTTCCCATATACTTTTAGAAATGTAGCTACATTTAAAAAATGGATTTTCATTATTTTTATAAAAGTTAATAGATTCAGAACCACTATTAAAAAAAGATTCAGTTCTCTCCATCTCTTTTAGCCATTTTTTAGATCTAAAGTACTCCATTGACAGAAACAATTAAAAAAATGAATTAAGATTAATCGCACATATAATATCATGGAATACTCTATTTTGAGAAAACAAGGACGTATTTATCGCATTCTAAAAGCACCATTTGAAACATCAGAACAAGTTGCAGATAGATTATGGTATATATCATGCCATCCAGAAGCCTCTATTGAAGATTCATTAAAATGGGTTTATCAAAAATATCTTAAAATCAATTATTAGAAAGCATATGGAACCAAATATATGGGGGCCTAATACATGGAAGTATTTACATTTTTTAAGTTTTAATGACAGTGCTTCTTATAATACATTATCCAAATTTTTTTATAATTTACAATATTTATTACCATGTCCTACTTGTCGGAATAATTATCAAAAACACTATAATGAATTCCCTTTTCCTAAAAATAAAAAAAATATACCATTATGGTTAATACAATTTCATAATAAAGTAAATAAAAGCTTAGATAAAGCAATTGTAAATGAAAATGAAATGTTAAGATATTGGAAAAATAAAGCAAAACAATTTGAATATAGTAAAGATATTGGTTTATGGATTTTTATTCAATGTATTTTACATACACACCCCGGAAAAAGAAAAATTAAATTAGAAATTGTAGAAGCACATCAATTTATATGGAATCACCTAGATGAGATATTATCTGCTAATTTAAAAGACACTAAAGAAATTCTAAAATATTTTAATATTCATCCTGTTAATGATGTAGTTACTAAGTATAAATATCATGATTCAATACATGATTTTTTTCATAAATTTAATTTAATATCAGATATCAAAAAAGAACAACGTATATGTATGGATTATTGTAAGGTTAATCGATAAATTATATCATATCCATCACAAATTTTTGTATAATCTTTATGCAATAGATATAACATTAATCCTACTAATAAAACTGATATCATAATCATAAAGAAATAAACATCTCCAATAAGTTTGGTATTCTTAATGACTCGAACCTCCAAAGATTCAATATCCTTTTCGTATATAGGCATTTTTATATAATATATTCAAAAATAAAACAATAATCATTTTTTAATCACTCATTAGTGTATTGAGTTGTTGAGTAATATCTTCTAATTGTTTAGCATAAAGCTCTAATGCACCGCCACGTTTACCTAATCCAGTTTTAACTTCACCACTTACACCGAATTTTCCTCTAACGCGTTTTAATCCTACTTCACCAGTAGCGCTAACACCCATTGCAACTCTGGGTTGTTTTTTCTTACCACCATCTTTTTTGTCATCATCGTCTTTCTTGCCACCATCTTTTTTGTCATCTTTTTTCTTGCCACCATCTTTTTTGTCATCATCTTTTTTGTCATCTTTCTTACCACCTTTCTTGTCATCTTTCTTGTCATCTTTCTTGTCATCTTTCTTGCCACCTTTCTTGTCATCTTTCTTGTCATCTTTCTTGTCATCTTTTTTGTCATCTTTTTTCTTGCCGCCATCTTTTTTGTCATCATCTTTTTTCTTGCCGCCATCTTTTTTGTCATCATCTTTTTTACCGCCTTTTTTGTCACCCTTTTTCTTAGCACCACCGCCAATTG